GCGACTAAAAGTGATGGAACCTTGTGGGGTTGGGGTAGGATTTACAATTATGATTTTAGTGGTAATCCCTCCCCTAATTTTTATACTTCCTCTCCTGTTCAAATGGTTTTTAATCCTTCCTCTTTGAATGATGATGATATCTGGGTAAATGATGACATGGATAATTATCCTACTGGTCAGGGAGTAGGAGATACAGGACAAGTTATAACTAAAACTGGTCAGCTTTGGATGTGGAATAGGAATTATGAAGGACAACTGCCTATAGCAGCAGCATCAAGTTATAATGCAGTTTCTCCCTTAACAAATATTTCCAGAGTAGGAGATTTATCTGACTGGTATATGGGTGTATGGGGAGGTTATGCAGGATCAGCTATAAAGACTGACGGTACTTTATGGTCTTTTGGAAATTCATCTTCAGGTGAAATGGGTTTAGCAAGTACAAGTAATACATCAAGATCAACCGTACAGGTAGGTTCAGATACAGATTGGGCATGGATATGTGGTGGGTCTAACTGTATGTTTGCTATAAAAACTAATGGAACTTTATGGTCTACAGGAGAAAACTCACATGCTAGTCAGACATGGAAAAACGGTCAATTAGGACTTGGGGATACAACTAATCGTTCTACTTTAACTCAAGTTGGTGCTTTAACAACTTGGAAATATGTAACTTCGGGAGGTGGATGTACGGCTGCTATAAAGACTGATGGTACTCTTTGGGTGTGGGGAGGAAATACTGCTTTTGGTCAATTAGGCGTTGGTAATACAACACAGTATTCATCACCTGTTCAGGTAGGTTCTTTAACAGATTGGAAATATGCAGGTATACATGGACAGCAAGGGGCTTCTATGGCAATAAAGACTGATGGAACCTTATGGGTATGGGGGAAGAATGAGTGTTCAAATGGAACAACTTATAATGGTATTTTAGGTAATGGATCAGTAACCCGTGATATTTCTTCTCCTGTTCAAATAACTTCCCCTTCTGAATATTGGGATAGTATGGGTAATTTTAGATTTGGATATGGATTACTATTAGCAAACCCATGATGAACTTATCGAATAAACTTGAACAACAAGTAGCAGCAGGATTAAAAGGAGATTTTATAACTGGCTGGAGGCTTGCACAAGAACTTGAGGAAGAATTTCCGAATAGTAGGAGGGCAGCATTTAATAGGGGTTGGTATCTTTTAATGCAAGGAAAACTCCAAGACGGTCATAATCTTTTAGATCAAGGAAGATTTATAAATGTTTACGGAAATGGTCATATAGGTTCACCTCAACCTATTTGGAAAAGGGGAGAAAAAAAAGGAACAATACTTTTAAATCTGGAAGGAGGTCTGGGAGATCAGATAGTTAATTACAGGTATGCTTTTGATTTAAAAAAGTTAGGTAATAAAGTTGTCATTACTTGTTCTCCAGAACTTGTGAAGCTTTTCTCAGATGATTTTATTATAGCAAAACCTGAAATAGCTTCTGGAATATACCATGATTATTGGCTTCCTGCGATGTCTGCGGTAGTTGCTTTAAATTATGAGTATAAAGATATAACAGGAAAACCTTATATATTAAAGACTAAAAAAACAATTAAGGGACGTATAGGGGTAAGGTGGAATGGTAATCCTCAATTTGAACATGAACAGCATAGGCTCTTTCCTTCTGATTTAATGTTTGATGCTGTTAAAAAATATGATTGTGTTTCCCTACAAAGAGATACAGGAACTGAATTAAAACCAGATTGGATGCCACAAGCAGATGTAAGTACATGGGATGCTACCCGTAACTCAATTAGCGAATGTGATTTGGTTATCAGTTCATGTACATCAGTAGCACATTTAGCAGCTTCTATGGGAGTTAAAACATGGATTGTTACACCAATATTACCTTATTATTTATGGGCTTTACCAGGAAATAAAACACCATATTATAATAATGTAAGATTATTTAGGCAAGAAAAATATGGGGATTGGAAAAAACCATTCGATAAAATTAAGGAGAGATTAGAATGTACGCACATATCGAAGATGAAGTAATAACTCATATGGGAGCTTTGCCGAAGAAATGGCGAAATATATCAGGACTTGATAAATCTAAGGGTGATGATGCTTATTTAAAAACTTTAGGATGGGTTCCCCTTATAACAATTAATGAATCAGTAACACGGGATCAGATTTATGAACCAAACCAGATAACAGTAAATAAAGATTCTGAAGGGGTTCCTGAAAGTGTTATATCTAAGCAAATTATAAGAGAGATGACTATTGCTGAAAAAAGAAATAGAGACAAAACAATAATAGAAGCAATTCGTTATACAAGGACAGAACGGCTTGGTAATTGTGATTGGACGATGTTGACGGACTCAAAGCTTTCAGAAGAAAAGAAAACAGAATGGGCTAACTATAGACAAGAACTTAGGGACTTACCTGCTACAGCAGATATAACTAAGTGGGGTACGGATGATTGGGTTTGGCCTACAAAGCCAGAATAATAAATATTTAGGAGAGGAAAATGGCTTCAAGTTATACAAGTAGAATTAAATTAGAGTTACAGGCAGATGGAGAAAATCCTAATAGTTGGGGTGATATCCTTAATAACAATGTTATTGATTTGGTGGATGATGCTCTCGCTGCTTATACATCTGTAGCTTTATCTTCGGCTGACTATACCCTAACAAATGTAGATGGTTCTGTTAGTGAAGCACGTTCTGCTATGCTTCAAGTACAAGGAACTGTAAGTGCTGATGTAAATGTTATTCTTCCTGGTACAAGTAAATTTTACATTATCAAAGATAAGACAGTAAGGCAAAATGATTCTACAATTAAAATAAAAACAGCAGCAGGAACAGGATATACAGTAGGCGCAAGTGCAACTAAACTTATATTTAGTGATGGTGTAAGTGTTTATGAAACAGACGGGATGGGAGCTACGGTTTGTATCACAGACTTGTTTGCAGCTACAGGTAATTTTTCAGCTTGTGTTAGTACAACAAATCTTGTAGCAGCTACTGGTTCATTTACAACTAAAGTTTCAGGTGTAGCTGCTGAGTTTAGTGGGGCAGTTTGTGCAGCTACACTTCATGGTAATCTTACAGGAGATATTGATGGGGCAACAGGATCATTTAGTGCCTGTGTAAGTACCACTAATCTGGTTGCAGCTACAGGAAGTTTTACAACTAAAGTCTCAGGCGTGGCAGCAGAATTTAGTGGGGCTGTCTGTGCTGCTGAGTTTTATGGGGATGGTTCTAATCTAAGTAATGTAGCAGGAACGGTTATTAACAGTAGTTTTACAAGATATACAACTGGAGTATCTTCGTCAAATGCTATACCTGCTGATACTACAAAGCCACAAAAAACTGAAGGAACAGAAACAGCTACTGCTACTCTTACACCTTCTAATAGTTCTAACTTATTAAGAATAACTGCTACGACTAATATTCATAAGAGTGCTAGTAGTGCTTATGCGGTTATGTGTATTTTTAGAGATAGTGATTCTGATGCAATGGCTTCACAAATGTTTGGTGTAGATAATTCTGCTACACCACAAGCAGGAACTATAATGTGTCAGGTAACGGCTGGAAGTACATCCTCTACTACCTTTAAATTACGCATAGGACTTGAAACAGGAACTTATGCAAGTAATCAAGGAGCAGCAGGAACAGCAATGGCAGGAGTTAATTATGGTGGAACACTTGGTAATTCCATATTAGTAGAAGAAATAAAGGTATAAAATGGCTTCTTCTGATTCTAAACTTCTTAAACTAAACTTTAAACCTGGAATACATAGGGAATCTACGCAGTATGCGGAAGAAGGCTCTTGGTATGATGTGGAAAGGGTTAGGTTCAGGCAAGGTAAACCTGAGAATTTAAGAGGGTATGTTAAAAAGAATACATCAGCCTTTGATGGTACAGCTAGAGATTTGAAAACATGGAGTGATAATAATACTTTTGAAAGAGCTTCGTTTGGAACAGAGGATAAACTATATGAGTTTAACGGAGGGAGTTTTTACGATATTACTCCAATTAGAGGAAAGACAAGTACGGGTGATAATACTCTTGCTGTGGTAACAATAGATGGAACAAACAATGGTTTTTATACAGTTGATGGTGCAGTTAGAGTATCAGTATCAGCTTCTTCTCATGGAGCCGTTACAGGAGATTGGGTAACATTTACATCTGCCGTTACTATCGGAGGATCACCTGGAATTTATTTAACAGGTAAAACATTTCAAGTTTCTGTTTTAGGGGTTAATCAATATTCCTTTGATGCGTCTACAACAGCAGATACTACACAAAATAAAGTAGGAACAGCTACATCTAAGTTTTTACTTCATACAGGAACTTCTACAGCTATTCAAGGATTGGGGTTTGGTGCAGGAGTATATAATGCAGGAGCAAGTACAACTGGTGAAAGAGCTTGGAGTGATGCAGCAACAGAATCAGATATTATCTTTAGGAATACACAATGGAGTATTGATAATTGGGGAGAAGATATTGTAGCATGTAGAAGGGAAGGAAGAATATATTATTGGGATACATCTGAAGGAACAAGTTATAGGGCAGCTTTAATAAGTGCTTCGCCAACAACGACTAACTATATTACTGTCTCTCCTAATGACAGGCATTTAATTGCATTGGGAACAACAGAAGCAGGTACAGGAAATTACCAACCAATGTTGGTGAGATGGTCAGATCAGAATGATTATAATAATTTTACACCTTCTGTTAGCTCTACTTCAGGAGAAAATTTACTGGCAGATGGTACGGAAATAATGGGAGCAGTAAGATCACGTAATGCTATAAATATTTGGACAGATAATTCTCTTTGGTTAATGCAGTTTGTAGGTCCACCATTTACATTTAAGTTTCAACAGATGGGAACGAATTGTGGATTGGCAGGACCACATGCAGGAGTAGATTATGATGGTAGGACAGTATGGATGGGTAGGGATAATTTCTATGCGTTTGACGGGCAGGTAAGAAACTTGGATTGTACAGTTAGGAGGTATATATTTGATAGA